ATATTAGACCAAGAGTAACTCCATATAGTACATCTACTACTACTTCACCTTTTGATTTTAGATCAAGAAATTTCTCAGGTACTAATAACATTCCAGATCCTTTAGTACCTGATGAAGCTTTAATTGTTAGTTATAATTACTATCAAGGTAGAAGAGATAGATTATATCTAGATAAAAATTCTAATTGGATATACATTAAAGGTGTTCCAGCAGATGTGCCTGGATTACCGAATACTGTAGGTGATTCTCTTGAAATATGTACTATTGATCTTCCTGCATATACTCATACTGTTAAACAAGTAAAGATAACTAGAACTCCACATAAACGCTTTACAATGGCGGATATTGGAAGATTAGAGACTAGAATTAAAAATGTTGAATATTATACAAGATTATCTTTATTAGAAACTGATACTGCTAATTTAAACATTACTGATGCAAATGGACTAAGTAGGTTCAAGTCAGGTTTCTTTGTTGATAACTTCAAAAGTCATGGTTCTCATCAAATTGCTCATCCAGATTGGACTGCAAGTACTGATCCTAAAAATGGAAGTTTAAGACCTGGCCATTATACTACTGCTGTAGATATGGTTGTTGGTTCTAAATCATATGTTGGTATTGGAACTTCTGCAAATCCAAATGTTGATTTATCTTTTGTTAATGATATTGATGGAGAAAATATTAGAAAAACTGGAAAACTTGTTACATTAGATTATGAAGAAGTTCCAATGTTAAAACAGGTTTATGCATCTAGAGTAGAGAATGTTAACCCATTCTTAATAGTCTACTATGCGGGTGATATGAGTATTAGCCCAGACTCTGATACATGGATGGATACTAAGAGAGTCGATGCTAATGTTATACAAGATACTACATCATATGATCAAGTAGCTGCCCAGTATGGTATTGATGAACAGACTGGATTAAGTGAAGTTGATTGGGGTGTATGGGAGACTAACTGGACAGGTGAGAAAGTTATTAATCAATGGGATAAGATTGAAACTCAAGTCTTTGATAAAGTTCACCCATCAGAATTACCAGAAGGTATTGTTCTTGATGTTAAAAATATTGCTGATTATGGAAAGGTTATAGAACTTAATGGTAAGTGGGTTCCAAAAGGTGCTGGTTGGATTACTGACGCTAAACTTGAGAAGAAAACTGTATTCCAAGATGTTGCTCAAATGAGCAATCAATCAAGACAGGGTATTCAATATCAATTAACTCCAACTTATAATGAAGAATCTCTTGGGGATAAAGTATTAAGTAGGGATATTATTCCTTATTGTAGACAAAGAAATATTGAAATTACTATGAATAGAATGAAACCTAGAACTCAATTCTATGTTTTCTTTGATAATGTCGATGTAACCAAGTATTGTACTCCAAAACTTCTTGAAATTGAAATGGCTCATGGACAATTTATAACTGGTGAACAAATAGGGTGTCATCATGTTCCATCAACATTATATTCCAATAGACATGCTGCTTTTAGAATTGCAACACCAAACCATAAGGAAGGTCCATATGATGCACCAACTAAAGTTCTTACTTTAAATCCATATGATAATGCAGCTGGTGTACCTGCTTCATATTCAACAGGTTCTACTTTATTGAATGTAGACACTGCTAGTCTTGCTGATATAACTCAAAGCAAATATCATGGTTTTGCAAGTGAAGGAATGAGATTGAGGGGAAGCACAAGTGGTGCTCAAGCAAATGTAGTTAGAAAAAGACTTGTTACAGATACTTTAGGTAATTTGAAATGTTGCTTTATGATTCCTGATCCAAATCATGCTGATAATCCTCAGTTTGAAACAGGAACTAAAACATTAAGAGTAACTACTAGTCCAACAAACTCAACTGTAGCTGGAACAGTTACTGGTTCTGCAGAAGCTAATTATTATGCTAAGGGTGAATTAGAAACTGTTCAGGAAAATATTTTAAGTATTAAAGTTCCACAAATTGAGAGATTAAGTCCAGAAGAACAACAAGTTGTTCAAGGTAGAATTGAAACAAGAGTTGCACCAGAATCTGAACAAGATCGTGATTTTGGAGCTGCAACTGTTATTACTGGTGTTCAGTATTATGACCCTCTTGCTCAAACATTTAGGGTTGATGATGAAACTGGAGTTTATTTAACATCTGTAGATGTTTTCTTAAGAGATAGGGATGAAGAAATTCCTTTAACTTTACAAGTTAGGACAGTTGAAACTGGTCTTCCAACTTCTAAGATATTACCATTTGCTATTAAAGTTAAAGATCCTTCAGAAGTTAATGTTTCTGAAGATGCATCTATCGCAACTAATTTCCAATTTGAATCCCCAGTTTATCTAAGTGGTGGACATGAATATGCTCTTGTTCTTGTAACTCCAGCTGAAAATTATAATTGTTGGATATCTAGAATGGGTGAAGTTGATATATCTACTGCTAATTTGCCTGACGAACAACAAGTTCTTATTAGTCAACAACCATATCTTGGTTCATTATTTAAATCTCAGAACGGTACTACTTGGGATCCAAGTCAGTATGAAGATATGAAGTTTAATCTTTATAAGGCTAGATTTAATACTGGACCTTCAGTAGCAAGATGGTTTAATTCATCACTTGGTATTGGTAATGGACAAGTTCCAAAATTAGTCAATAATCCAATTACAGCTCTTTCTAGAAAGGCAATTGTTGGTATTACTAGTACATTTACTGAATATGCAGGATTAGTTCCTGGCGTAAATATTACTCAAGCTGGTAATGAAAGTGCTAAGGCAAATTTAGTAAACATTGCTGGTATTGCTACTATTAATGGGGCAAATGATTTAACTATTATTAATCCTGGCGTTGGTTATACTCCCGCTAGTGGTCATTTCCTATACACTGATGTTCAAATAGTTACTCAGACTGGAGATGGAACTGGTGCTGTTGGTAATGTTCGTGTTGAGAATGGAAAGGTTGGTGTTGTTACCTTCACAGATGGCGGAAAGAATTTCGCTGTTGGTGATACCGTCGGTCTTGGGACTATGGGTCTAGGAAATGGTAGTGGTGCTGTTATTTCAGTTGGACTTATTACTGCTTATAATACTTTAGTATTAGATGAGATACAGGGAACATTTACTTCAGGTGTTGGTACTGTTATGTTTGATAATGGGTCTGCTGTAATTGGACTTGATGGTAAGACTGGTATAGGAACTACAGTTGATGGACAAATTGGAAGTGCTCATACTATAAGTTCGTTTGATGTTGATCAAACTAATGATGGTTTACACTTTAGAGTTGCTCATCGTGCTCATTCAATGCACGCTTTTAATAACTTAGTTGATTTGGATCTAGTTCAATCAGACGTTCCTTCGACTGATCTTACTGCTGATTTTGATTTTAATAACACTAATCAAATTAATGTAACTTCTTCATCTAATTTTGATACCTTTGAAGGAGTTGGAGTAGGAACTACTAATTATGGTTTGGCTAAAATTGGTGATGAAGTTATTTCTTATACTGGAGTTGCTAATGGTCAAATTGTTGGTATTACAACAAGAGGTATGTTTGAAACTCCTATAGAAAGTCATTCAAGTGGTGATCCTATTGTAAAATATGAATTTGCTGGAGTATCTTTAGCAAGAATTAATAAAATACATGATTTAGGTAATGATGCTAGTGCATCTGTTCCAGATGATAAGGGATTAGATTTCTATCATATTAAAGTTGATTTTAATAAAAATGGAACAGATAGAAGTAGTAGTTCTTTCCCAAATCTATACTTTAAAACTACTAAACGTGGTGGTGGTAATGATGTTCAGGCCTCTCAAAATATACAGTTTGAAACTATTACACCTAATGTTCAAACTATGACTCCTCCTGGCACAAATGTTGGTGCTAGAATAAGAACAACTTCTGCAACAAGTATTGATGGAACTGAACTTTCATTTGCAGATGAAGGATATGAAAATCTTACATTAGGATCTCAAAATCATTTTGATACTCCTAGAATGATTGCTTCTCAAATTAATGAAGACAATAAGATTGGAGCAGAAATACCAGCTAAGAAATCATTAACAATGGAACTACTTTTAAGTAGTAATAATCGTAATGTTTCTCCTGCTATTGATATAGATCGAGTAAGTAGTGTTTTAACTACAAACAGACTTAATAGTCCAGTTTCAGACTTTGCTTCTGATAGTAGAGTTTGTAAAACAGGACAAGATCCATGTACATCATATGTTTCTAAGATGGTTTTTCTTAATAATCCAGCATCTGAAATTACTGTTGAATTTTCTGCTTATAGATCACCAGAGTCTGATATTAGAGTCTTCTATAAGACAATGACTGAAGGTACAGTTGAAAATAGTTTAGATAGAAATTGGGAACCATTCCCAGGCTACACTAATATAGATCAATCTGGTGCTATTATTAATCCAACAGATAATAATGGACTTTCTGATCAGAAAGTTTCTCCAAGTCTAGGGGGTGAATATAGAGGATACACTTATAGTACAAGAGAAATTCCTCCATTCACTAAGTTCCAAATTAAAATTGATATGGTAGGAACAAATCAAGCCTTACCTCCAATTATTAGAGAACTTAGAGCTATTGCACTTGCATAATGTCAAATTTTGTCCCAGTTGAAGGTAGAATGGGTCTCTATAGAGATACTGATTCTACTGCTATAGTTAATAATAATACTCATGAATATAATACTTATATGGCTAAAAAGAAAGCTATGCAAGCAAAGAATAGTGAGTTAGATCAAATGAAAGAAGATCTTGATGGTATGAAAGATGAAATGAGTGAAATCAAATCTTTATTATTGTCATTAAACCAAAAACTAAATACTTAATAAAATGGCAAAACAGGTAATCACATTTGATCCAGATGTTGCCGTTCCTTATGGTTCAAATCTAACCATATATTCTGGAGTAGATTTTAATGCTGTATTTACAGTAAGGACTTCTGCTGGTTCTAGTCTTAATTTTACAAATTATACTGGAAAAAGTAATATGAAGAAATCTGTAATAGGAACTGCTAATACTTTTGGTGTGACATTAGGAACTACTGATGGTAAAGTTACCATTTCTATGGGTTCTACAGTTACATCAACTTTATCAGAAGGTAGATACTTGTATGATGTGAATGTAAGTTCTGGTTCGACTTTCTTCAAAATTGTTGAAGGGAACATTCTTGTTAAAACTGGTATTTCGACTTAAGGGGTAAATATGGCGCAACCAAGTTCTAGACAAGGATTAATAGATTATGCTAAAAGACAGTTAGGATATCCTGTCCTTGAAATTAACGTAGCAGATGAACAGTTTCAAGATTTGTTAGATGATGCGGTTCAGATATTCCAAGAACGTCATTTCGATGGTATCGAGAGGATGTATCTTAAGTACAAGATTACAGACGATGATATATCTAGAGGAAGAGCAAGAGGAGCTGGTGAAAGTTTAGGTATAACAACAACTAGTGCTACTGGTGCTGGTACAACATTTAATTTTGAAGAGAATACAAATTTCCTTCAAATGCCACCATCAGTAGTTGGTGTTAATAATATATTTAAAATAAGATCGGATACCGTTTATGATGGACTTTTTAATATCAAATATCAGTTGTTCTTAAACGACTTATATCAGTTTGGTTCTATTGATCTTCTACAATATTCAATGGTTCAAACTTATTTGGAAGATATTACTTTCCTATTGAACCCAGATATGAGGTATAGGTTTAATATAAGACAGGACAGACTTTATATTGATGCTGATTGGGCATCACTTACTTCTGGAGATTACTTTATTATTGATTGTTTTAGAATATTAGATCCAGAAGATTTTCCTAGAGTTTGGAATGATCCTTTTATTAAGAGATATCTTACTGCTACTGCTAAAAAACAATGGGGTCAAAATTTGATTAAATTCCAAGGTGTTCAACTTCCAGGCGGTGTTCAACTTAATGGTAGAGAAATATATGAAGATGGACAAAGAGAATTAGATGAAATTAGATCCAAAATGTCTCTTGATTATGAAATGCCACCTCTTGATATGATCGGTTAATAATATGGCATTAAATCCATTTTTTCTACAAGGGTCTACATCAGAACAAGGTTTAGTTCAAGACCTTGTTAACGAACAGTTGCGAATGTATGGCATTGAGTGTCATTATATTCCTAGAAAATTAGTTACTTCTGCTTCAATAATGAGGGAAGTCATTGAATCAAGGTTCGATGAGGCTTTTCCTCTTGAGGCTTATATGGCTAATACGGATGGATATGATGGGAATAGTGATATATTAACTAAGTTTGGTGTTCGTTCTACTGATGAAGCTACATTCATTATTTCTAGAGAAAGGTTTGAACAAGCTATTTCTCC